GATGCTCGTGAACAAGGGTGGCGTCCTAAAGAAGAATGGGATGGCGACCCTGAGAAGTGGCGTCCAGCCAAGGAATTCGTCGAGCGTGGTGAGCTATTTGGTAAGATTGATTCGATGGGTAAAGAACTTAAGGAGACCCGCAAGGCTCTTAAGATGCTCCAAGAACATCACACCAAAGTTAAAGAGACCGAGTACAACCGAGCCATTGTCGAACTAAAGGCTCTGCAAAAGAAGCATCTGGAGTCCGGAGATTCTGATGGTTATCTAGAAGCCTCAGAACTACTTACAGATCTTAAAGCAGAGCAGAAAGCCCGTGAAGTTGCAGCAGAGATGACACCCAATCAGCCACACCCAGACTTTGTTCAGTGGGTGAGTGCTAATAAGTGGTACAACGCTGATGTCGAGATGCACGATTATGCCGATGCAGTGGGTCAACGATATGCCAGTAATAATCCAGGCATGGACCCCCATGAAGTTCTCGCTTTTGTTTCCAAACAGGTTCGTAATCGGTTTAAAGAAAAGTTCCAGAATCCCAATAGGGAGAAACCCTCATCAGTAGAGGGATCAAATGACACAAGACAACCAAAAAAAGAGTCCTTCACTATGACTGATGATGAGCGCAAGGTTATGCATACCTTTGTTCGTACAGGCATCATGTCTGAGAAAGATTATATTGAAGAACTCAAAAAGCTGAGGAGCGTATAATGAATGCAAAAACCACCAAGCGCGTAGAGCGTAAACCACTGGCCCAACAGGGACCACAATCTGTGGTGGGTGATAAAGATCCGAACTTCGAGTATCGCTTTGTTAATGATACTGGTTCTCGGATTGCAAACTTCCAATCTGCCGGCTATGAGTTTGTCACTGATGATGAACTTAAAGTAGGCGATTCTCGTGTATTTGATCCATCGGATCTCGGCTCTGCCAAATGTGTAACTAGCAATGACGGTACTAAATCATACTTGATGCGAATCAAGAACGAATATTATGAAGAAGACCAGAAAGCTAAACTAGCAAAGGTTGCCGAGACTGAGGGTGCAATGCAAAAAAACTCTTCTCAAGACTACGGAACACTCAAAGTAACACGGGGTTAAGTATCACTTGGGAAGTATAAAACCCGAAAGGAATTACAAGTATGGCAAATACTTCCCGCATTAACGGCTTTAAGCCCGTTAAGCATCTAAACGGCTCACCCTACAATGGGCAAGCCAACATCTATGAAGTACCGGCAGGTGAAACTGTCCCAGTCTTCGTTGGTGACCTAGTAAAACTGTCTGACTCTGCAGGTACCGCTGGCTTCCCAGCCGTAGAAACTGCCTGTGCAGCGTCCTCACAAGCTAACTCTGTTCCTATTGTTGGTGCCGTTGTCGGTATCATCAATGCAAAGCTAGACCCTGTTGATGGTCGCATGACCGGTGGTTCGATTGCTCTGGATACTCCAGTCTATCGTGCCGGATCTGTTAAACAACTAGTTCTGGTAGCAGACTCACCTGACATCATCTTTGAAGCAGAAGCTGACGCTGCTGTTGCTCTGGCTGATGTTGGTCTGAACGCTGATGTCGGTGCTAGCGCACACACTCTGCCACTAGTTACTGGCGCATCTCCAATGTACGTCTATTCAACCACTGCACCATCTGCATCTGCTACCCGCCCACTGCAAATCATGGGTATTGTGAAGCGTCCGGATAATGAATCTGCCGCTGCCTATAACAAGGTACTGGTTAAGATCACCACCCACGCTTACGGCAACGCGATTGCTGGCGTATAATAGAAAGGATCTATAATGTCTGTTATTACCTCAAGTTCGTTTGCCAAACTACTCTGGCCCGGCCTCAATTCCATCTATGGAAAAGAGTATGCAGATTATCCCGTCGAATGGGAAAAGCTGTTTGAAAAGAATACCTCTGATCGTGCATACGAAGAGGATCTTGGTCTAAGTTCATTCGGTCTCGCTTCAGTTAAGTCTGAAGGTGCTCCGATCACTTATGATGCAGAGCGTCAAGGCTTCACCTCACGGTACAACCATGTTGTGTATGCCCTTGGTTTCATCATCACCCGTGAGATCTACGAAGATGACCAGTACGGTAAAGTCGGTGCCCAAAAGGCTAAGGCTCTTGCCCGTTCTATGCGTCAGACCAAAGAGATCAACGCAGCCAACGTGTATAACCGTGCCTTCTCTGGCTCTGGTTATCTTGGTGGCGATGGTAAGACCATGCTGGCCTCTGACCACCCCAATGTCGCTGGTGGCACTTTCTCCAACATCATTGGTACCGCTGCTGACCTATCTGAAGCTGCACTTGAGCAAGCCGTTATTGACATCGCGGGTTTCCGTGATGATCGTGGTCTGCTCATCGCTGCAAAGCCTGAGAAGCTAGTAATCCCTTACCAACTCCAGTTTGAAGCCAAGCGTATTCTTGGTTCTGATGGTCGTGTTGGTACTGACCTGAATGATCCTAACGTCCTCAAGGATATGGGCATCTTCAGTAATGTTATTACTAACCACTACCTCACCGATTCCGATGCTTGGTTCATCCTGACTTCTGTCAAGGATGGTCTGAAATACTTCGAACGTCGTGGTGATCAGTTCGAAATGGACAACGACTTTGATACCGAGAACGCCAAGTTCAAGGCCACTGCTCGTTACTCCTTTGGTTGGTCTGACCCCCGCGCAATCTACGGAAGCGCGGGCGCCTGAGGTAAATTAATATGGCTAAACCTAAACTTCCTAAACCAGATCATCCAGACTATAAGAAACTTAAGGCTGAGTATATGCGAGAATATCGCAAGGAAAATCCGGAGAAATTTAGACTGATTGATGTGAAAAAGAAGTTTGGGTTAAGCTCTGAAGAGTATTCCCAACTTCTACTAGAATCTGATGGTGTGTGTGCTATTTGCCATAAACCAGAATTAAAGATTGATTATAGAACTGGTAAAGTCTTGAATCTTTCTATTGACCATAACCATGATACAGGTAAAATTCGTGGTATGTTATGTATGGATTGTAATCGAGCTTTAGGGATGTTTCAAGATTCTCCAGAACTTTTAATAAATGCCATTTCATATTTACAAAAATATAACGATTAGTCGATAAGGAATTAATTATGGCAGCTTATGGAATTGGTCCCGCTGGTGTGACTACTATCACTCCTGCAGCACGGGAACTACTCTCGAAGGTGGGTATTCTAGAAGTGGCAGACGGTTCTACCGGCTTCGCCGCTTTTGGTCTCCCAAAATATGCGGTGGTTGCTGGTGTCTATGCAACTTCAGCCGGTGCAAATACAACTCAAACTATCAACGTTGGTTTTACTAATGGTGGTGTTGAACTTGTAGATACTTATGCTCCGAACTCTACAGGTTTTGCCGCAATTGGTGGTACAGATACTGGTGCTTCTGTTGGTGTTCAACTAACGGCAGACAAGACTGTATATCTCAAAGCTAGTGCGACTCTCACTAGTGCGGTAATCGTCCGGGTGGATTATTACATTCCGCCTCAAGGTCTGAGTCTGTAACCCAATAGGGGGTAGATTGTGTAACAGCAGTTTACCCCCTATTTTTTTAAGGAAACAAAATGCGTCCACAAGTAATTAGTCTTACAGGTACAGGAACAACGGCGTGGATTCCGCTAGATTATAAACAAGCCCCATTCAATGTTAGCGTTGCCGCCGTTATTAGCGGCACAATCACATATGATATCGAACACACATTTGATGATATCTTCGATACAGCGATCACGCCCACTGCATTTAAACATGCGACTATTGTATCCCAGTCTGCTAATAAGGATGGTAACTATGCTTTCCCAATTCGCGCTATTCGTGTGAACAATACCGCTGGGACAGGTAGCACCACTCTCACAATCCTACAAGGACTCCGATAATGAATCTTCAAGATATTGCTAACTTTATTGATCTTGTTAATAATCCTGCAAAGTATGCACAAGTCCTTAAGAATCTACAAGATGAACAAGGTCGCTTGAATGCGGCTATTGAAACTGTAGGTAAAGCATCAGAACTAGATACCCTGCGTAAACAAGTTGAAAAAGAACGTGAAGAAAACAAAGTAACTCTAGAGACCAAAGTTAGGGATGCAGAAATGCGTCTAGAGCTCAAGTTGAAGGTAGCAGCAGATGCACAGAAGGCTGCCGATGAGGCTCAGGCTGCTGCTAAACAGTTGA